CCGCCCCCACCGCTTCCACCGCCGCCCCCGCCTACCTTGGTCTGGGAGAGTTCCTTCAGGCCGGCCTTCGCGGCGACGATCCCGGCGGGATCGAACGTCGAGACCAACGGCAGTTTGATGGGGCCGACGCTGGGCATGGTCTTAGGGCTTAGGTCTTAGGGCTTAGGTCTTAGGGCTTAGGTCTTAGGGCTTAGGTCTTAGGGCTTAGGTCTTAGGTCTTAGTGCTTAGGTCTTAGTGCTTAGGTCTTAGTGCTAAGCTCTAAGCTCTAAGCACTAAGTTCTAAGATCTCTGCTTGTGCGGCCAGGCGGCCTCGATCTTGGCCGCCGCGGCCGCCAGCTCCGCGGGCGGCCGCGGCGGCGCCGGCGGTTTTTCCGTGCCGTCGAACTCGCTGCGGTAGATCGCGTGCGGCGTCCTGGCGGCCCGCGCGATCTGCCACCCCATGTTGTCGAGCCGCTCCTCCACGGGCGGGTCCAGCTCGTAGGACGCCTCCCACAGGGGCAACTCGTGGCCCCAGCAGCTCCACAAGGTCTCTAAACTCACTCCGACGTGCCGCGCGATCCGCAGGTGGTCTCGGAGTCGCCGGCACGCGCGGAGTTTTTTTTCAGCCTCTCCCGCGCGGCGGCCGTCAAGACGTTCAGCTCGTCGGCCGTCTCAAAGAGCCGCTCGATCGCCCCGCCGCTGCCCGGGTCGTCGACAAGCGTTTTCCACTCGCCGTCGGCGAAGGCCCGGCTGCCGTCCGCGGTGACGATCGTACACCAGGCGGCGACGAAGGTGACGAACGCTGCGCCGGAGGGGATCTGTTGCTCCGCGGCCTGCATGTCGAAGGCCACGCGGTCCATGGGTGAGAGGCGGCGGACGGAGAGCGTGCCGTCCACCTCCGGCCACTCGGGCGTGGGCACCGCGACGGGGCCCTTGTTGGTGCGGTTGAGGATTTGGTCGAGGATGGTCATGGGGGCAAAATGGGGGAAAGGTTTGAAGGTCCAATGTTCAATGACAGGCGCTCCGGCCATTGAACATTGAGCATTACGACATTGGATCATTCGGTTTAGTTGTCGGCCGTCGCCTCCGCGCGGCAGACCCTGAAGACGTGGTCGGTGGTGGTCTGGCCGTCCAGCGTGCCGCCGGGCCGGGTGCTCATGAGCTTGGCGTTGGTCCAGCTCCCCAGGTCGCCGCCGTCCTTCCAGGCCATGACCGTTGCGCCGATGGCCTTGGCGACCGCCTGGGGGCCGCCCAGGGTGGTGACCGTGAGCGTCTCGTCGCACAGGCCCGGGCCGTAGAGCGTGTCGGCCGTGGCGGTCTCCGCGCCGGTGCTGTCGATCGGCGTGGCGCTGGACTGGTAATTGATCGACACGATCCCGGTGAACGGAGACGCGAAGCTGAACGTCGACCCGTTGAAGCCCAGGTCGCCGATCGTGTTGGCGTAGGTGATGGGCGTCAGGTCCTCCGTGCCGGGCATGGCCGTCAGGCTGCTCTCGATCGGGCCGTCCTTGCGGCCCTGGATCGACATCTGGGAGATGAACGCCTGGGCGTAGCTTTTGGTCGTCGGCGCGGCCCCGCCGACGATCGACGCGGCGATGTCCACGATCGAGCCGGCCTTGGGGACGTTGCTGCCCAGGCAGGAGGCGGTGAAGCTGTTCTTGTGCAGCCCGGCGCCGTGGCTGTGGACGTCGTCTTCGGAACCGGTCGTATCGAAGTCGGCCGGCTCGTCGGGCTGGTGCAGGTCCTTCAGCGGCGCCACGGAGACGCTGTTGAATTTGAGGGTCGAGCCGTTCCAGCCGAAATTGTTGCTCATGATTGGGATCCTTGGTCTGGGCTTAGGGCTTAGGTCTAAAATCTAAGAACTAAGAACTTCCTGGAGTTTCGTGTTCATTTCCTCGGTGGCGATCGCCGCAGCCTGGTCGCCGCTGGCCGCTGCCGGCGCCATGAAGTCGCGGGGTGCGGCCGCCCGGACGCTATGCCCGAAGAACCGGCCGGTGAAGGGGTCGCAGAGGCTTTTGGCCTTCTTCCGCCCAGCCCCGGCAACCGAGGCCTGGCGGCCGGTAATCAAAAAGTGCGCATAGCGGACCGGGTTGGCGAAGGTGCTGATCTGGCCGCGGTGCTGCTCGGTGAACTTCTTGCTCGTGCGGCGGAGCTTGATGCCCTTGCTGCGCATCTGGGCGACGATCAGGCGGCCGTAACCCCGCCGCGGCCCGCTGGCGACCCAGGCCGTGAGCGAGCTGAAGTACAGTTTGGCCTTCATCGAGCCGATCGACTGGCGAAGGGTGCCGCTGCGCATGCGCGGGACGGCCGATTTTTCCACCGTCGCCAGGAAGGCGCTGCCCTTTTCGATGGCGGGGGCCATCACCTTCTTCAAGACGTTCCGCTGCAGGTCGTCGAGCGCGCGGATCGCCGCCGGGATCTTCTGCTCGCGCTCCAGGTACGCCTGCACCCGCGGTGCGCTGACGGCCCAGGCGGCGAACTGCTCCGGCGTGGAATGACGCCGGTAGTAGTCGATATAGTTTTTCAGGTTGCCGGCCATCAGGACACCCCCACGTCTTGGAAAAAGTCCACGAGCACCGGGACGTGGAATTCGGACTTCTCGTAGAGGTGGTCGTTGTAATGGTCGCCGAAGATCGGCAGCGGGTCCTTGGCCGACCAGCTCCCGGCGAACAGCCGCGGGCCGACCAGGAACGTGCAGACCTCGTCGACCAACTGCTCGTAGGCGTCGATCCGCTCGTCGGTCACCTCGCCGGCGGCGGTGGCCACGGCGATGTTGAACAGGAGGCCCAGGGTGACGGTGATCCGCACCCCGCCCCAGCCGGTCCGCTCATAGACGGTTTCCACGGGGGCCAGCACGATCTGCATCTTGCTGGCGGGGTCGCCCGCGGGGACCAGGCTCTCGAGATCGGTGACGTACATCCGCTGGAAGGCCGCCTCGTAGTCGGGCACGGCCAGCGGCGCGGCCTCATTCAGCGCCGCAAGCTGGGCGATGACGTCTAGGGCGATCTGTTTGGCGTAGCCGGGCATAATTATCAGAAGGGGGAAGGGGGAAGGGAGAAGGGAGAGACACTCGCGTCGCCCTTCGCCCTTCGCCCTTCGTCCTTCCCGCTGCTCCTCATGGTTTGACCCATTTCATCCTCAATCCGTAGTGGCTGGCCGTGGCGTCCATGTCGTAGGGCCGGCGGCCCTTGGGGGCCAAGAGCGCGTAGGTCCGCTGCACGCCGTCGGCCAGCGTGACGGTCAGGCGGTCGCCCTGTTGGGGCAGGCCGAAGCCGGTCTGGGCCCAGGCCTCGGCGGAGACGATAAACAGCAGCTCGACCCACTCCTCGATAACGGACTTGCCCTCGTCCTCGCGCTGCCAGTCGGGCTGCGCGGGGATGACGGTCAGCGGCCGGTTGCTCCCGGCACGCGTGTAGGTGCCCTGAAAACCCTGGGAGTCTTCCAGGGCCGGCAGGAGCTGGCGGCGGATGGCGCGGGCGAGGGTGCCGTTCATGGGGTTCAGGGTTCAGGGTTCAGGTCTTGGAAAATGCGAAACAGCGATCGCGGGTTTGCAGGCTGAGGTTGCGATCGCGGGCGAACTCGGTGGCCCCTTCTTTCGGGCCGGCCTCGTCGAAATCGTGGCCGGCCAGCAGTCCGCCGGCGCGGAGCTTTGGCAGCCAGGCGGCCAGGTCGCGATACACGCGGCCGGGTGAATGGTCGGCGTCGATGAAGACGAAATCGAGCGCGCCGTCTGCATACTGGGCGGCCGTGGCCTCGGAGTCGCCGCGGACCGGGCGGACGTACTCGTCCACGCCGCAGGCCCGCAGGTTCCGCTGCCAGGTGTCCAGGAGGTCGATGCCGCGCCGGGCCACGGCGGCGCATGTGGCGGCGACGGGGCCGCTGTCGGCGTTATGCTCGTTGTCCTGGCCGCCCCGCCAGTTGTCCACGGCGTCGAAGCGGATCCGCTTGCCGCTGGTCTTGATGGACTGGGCCATGTAGGCCGCCGACTTGCCCAGCCAGGAGCCAACCTCCACGAAATGCGCTGGCGGGACTTTGACGGCCTGGACCTGCTCGCGGTAGAGGTCGGCGAAATCGAACCAGCCCTCGATATCGAGGTGCGAAAGCGGGGCCAGCTCCCACAGCGGCCGGGTGGCCTCGTCGTGCTGCCACGTGCCCCAGGGCCTGGTGGTCGCATAGGCCGTGTTGCCGTCGTAGTGCGCCAGGGCCACGCGGCGGGTGTTGTAGTAGCGGGCGCCCAGTTCGTGCAGCTTGCGGGAGAAGTACCAGTCCTCGCTCTCCCGCTGCACCAGGACTTGGTCCTTCTGCCGGACGAGCCGCCGCGGGAAGTCGAACGAGAGGGCGAGTTGGTCGCCCTGCATGGCGTGGAACACCGGCTTGCGCAGGTCGGCGATCCAGCAGCCGGAGTTGCACAGCGTGGGGAAGCCGGGATAGCCCATGTCGGCCGCCGTGAAGGAACGGGGCAAGGCGGCCAGTTCGTGCATGGTGGCCCGGCGGAACGAGCCCCACGGGTTGCCGGGGATCCCCACGCCGCAGCTCGTCAGGCCGCGCTCATCCTTGAGCGGGACGACGGCCGAGAGAAAATCGGCGTGCAGGTCATCGCACTCGTCCAGCAGCACGTCGAGCCAGCCGGCTTGCGGCCCGATATCGGAGTGCAGCATGGCGAAATGCGTGATCTGGCCGTCCTCGGAACGCTGCAAGGCCCGCGCCCAGAGGTGGTCGAAATCGTCCCAGCCGTTGCCGTTGAAGTCCACGCCGACCTGATGGTTCGCCGAAGCGGTCAAAGCGCCGCGCACGGCGCCCGCGCAGAACGGGCCGCCAGGCAGGGCGAGCATGATCTTGTACTGGTCCATTGCAAACTCCCGTCGCTCTCGGGTCTCGCTCGGAAGTGAAAAAGCCCCCGCCCGCCGAGCGAAGACAGGCGGGGGCCGTTGGCGAAACGACGATCAAGCGGTGGTGAGGGTCGGGTCGCTGTAGAAAATACTGGAGTTGGCCGCGGTGGGCAGGAACTCCGCCACGGTGAGCGTGGCCATGTTGCAGGCGTTGTTGGCGCCGTAGGCGTTGATCGTGCCGCCCACCGGCGGGTAGACGAACAGGCCGCCGGTGCCGGTGTTCTTGATCTTGACGGCCGTGCCGGCAGTGAGCTTCACGCCCACGGCGTTGTTGCCGCCGCTGACGAGCACGAAACCGCCGCCGATGGCCGCCGCGTTGCCGATCACGTTGCCGGTGCCGGCCAGCGCGGTGCCCGGACCGTAGTTGCCCGAGACCGTTACCGACTTGTCGCACACGAGTTCGACCTCCATGAACGTATCACCGGTGGCGTAGGCCCCGGCCAGGCCGTCCATCGACGTGCCGCCGGTGACCTCGTAGGCCGGGTTGGTGGCCGTGCCCGTGGTCAGGCTGCTGGCGGTGCCGTTGGTGGTGCTGCCCAGGTCGCGGTTGGCGACGGCGTAGCCCACGAACTTGTTCGTCGAGACGGAGGTGAAGTTGCAGGCGGTCTCGTCCCAATAGACGGCGGCCCGATCGGCGAACGTCACGCCCGTGGCCTTGGGCCCGATGTACGTCGGGTGCCAGTTGAGCGGGTCGATCTCGCCCCACTGGTTATGCTGGATGGCGTTGCGGGTGATGTACAACTGGCCGTTGAGATTCACCAGCGTGCCCGCGGGCAGGATGGTGGCGATGTTCAGGCTGGAATTGGGCGTCACCAGCGACGCGGCGGCGATGGCGCAGTAGTACGGCAGGGTCTCGCCCCGCCGGCGGTGCAGGCGCAAGGTGGCGAGTTGGGTTTCGGAAAGACTCATCGTTCATGCTCCGTAATGGTTGTGGGTTCGGATTGGAAGGGCGAAGGGTGAAGGGTGAAGGGCGAAGGGTGAAGGGTCAATCCCCCTTCTCCCTTCCCCTTTCTCCCTTCAGGTTTCTCAGGCGGTGTTCTTCACGGCCGCGCGGTGCTCGATGAGCTTGACGCCGAAGTCGAAGAAGCCGCGGTGCTGGATGCCCAGCATGTCGAAATCGGCTTCGCTGGACTGCACGGTGGGCGTCTGCTGGCCGTCCAGGAAGACGATCTCCAGGAGGGCCAGTTGCGCCGGATCGCTGAGCAGGTACCAGGCCGTGTCGCTGCCGGTGGTGCCGGAAGGGGCCAGGCTCGCGCCGATGTACGGGCACACCACCGGGTCGAACTCGCCCTTGTAAATGTTGGTGGTCTGCACCTCGGAGGTGGCCGCCGCGTTGGTCGCGCCCAAGGCGGTGACGATCTGCCGCAACTCGGTGCTGGTGTAGATCGACAGGGCCGTGCCGCGGAGCGCGGGCGGTACCAACAGCGTGCGGGGCTGGAAGCCGATGGGCTGGCCGTCGGGCTTGGTCTGCTCCAGGAACTTCTGGTAGGCGGCGGTGATGCCGGCCACCGAGAGGCTGTTGCTGGTGGCCAGGTTGCTGTGGCCGCTGCTGAAGACGGTCGTGCCCGCGTAATCGGTCCCGGTCAGGAAGGCCTTCCAGACCTCGATATTCAAGGCATAGGCCGCGCCCATGCCGATGAGCTGCGGGATGCGGCTCAAGGCCGACAGGTCGTCGTCGCGGATGTCCTGCCGCGTGGTGGTGATGCCCTTGGCGTAGGTCTCGGCCTTGTTGACGTAGACGATTTCACCCACGTCGCCGTGGGGGATCTCGCCATTGCGGCCGATCTTCTCGAAGGTCATGTTGGCATAGAAGCGGAATCCGGGTACCGGCTTGAAGTCGGGGGCCGAACGCTTCGAGCATACCTTCGACCAGGCGTCGTCGACCATCCAGAAGCCCTCGTAGAGGTACTTGTTGGCCAGGTTCGAGAGGATGCCGGGAAGCTGGAAGGTGCTGGCCTCGGCCCGCAGGGCCCGCTTGTCGGGGAAGGCGTAGGCCAGGACTTCGCGGATGTCGTTCTCGTCGTTGATCCAACGGCCGGTCCAGCCGCGGGCCGCGGCGGCCTGGCACAGGAGTGACTTCAGGCCCAGGTTGCGGAACTCGCGCCGCGAGGCCGCCTCGAGGGTCTGCGGGTCGAAGTGTTTTTCCAGCCGCTTCTCGGGCATCATCAACGCCCGGCAGGCGGCCGCCTCGAGGACCTTCGAGTTCAGGTCGCCCGTGTTGGGCCGGGTGTTGGAGATCACGCCGGCCGGGCGGCCGAGGCGCAAGTACTCCAGCTCGATCCGCTCGGCCGACCAGTCCTGACTGGCGGCCTTGGCGCGGAGCTCGTCGCCCGCCTTGCGCATGCCGGCATGCTCGTTGGTATCCAGCGACCAGGCGGCGCAGAGCTGGGTGTGGCAGCGGGTGATCGTATCGAGGCGCTGGGTCTCGGCGGCGAAGGTCTGGCGCATGCGGGCGGCCATCTTCTTGTCGACTTCCTGTTGGCCGCCCTCGTCTTCTTTCTTGGGGTCGGCCTGCAGGGCCGTGTAGGCTTCCTCGAGGGTGGTCTTCTGGGTCTCTTCCAGCTTCTCGGGGTCGAGCCCCAGGGCCTTGACCCAACTGGCGAACTGTTCGTCCATTTTCGGACTCCTTGGTGGGGATGTCTTGGCTGCTAGTCGGCGGGCCTTGGCAGCTAGTAAAACATGGGAGTTGGGGTCGGCCCCGCGGCCGGTGATGGTGACTTCTTGCAAGATGCTCGTGGGCCAGTAGTAGCACGGGCCGGCGATGCAGCGGCCGTTGCACTCGATGGTCTGGCCGGCGGCGACCAGGCGGGCCGGCCCGACGCGATCGCAGCCGATGGAGGATTTCCACTCGAACCCGTTGCGGCTGGCCTCGACGACCTCCCGGGCGGCCGCGCCGACGGCGGAGACCACGCCGCGGAGGCGGACCTGGCGGCCGTCGTTGGCGGCCACGCCGTGGCCTACCACCTGGTCCGGGTCGTGGTTGAGGAGCACGGGCGTCTGGCCCTCGGGCATGTCCAGGCCGGCCAGATCGACGACGATCGGGATGTCCCAACCCTCGGGTTGGACCAGGCCGCCGACGTAGACCAGGATGTCGAGCTGGGGCAGTCGGCCCTGAGTGGCCGTGGCGTCGGCGCGCAGGCGGAAGGGGTGGCCGGGCAGCGCGGCACTTAAAGGGGAGTCCCCCTTCTCCCTTCTCCCTTCTCCCTTCGCAGTGATTTGCCGGTAGGTCACGTCCTTGGCCGGGTCGAGCTTGGCCGGCTGAATCTGTGTTTTGGCGAGCCACTCGCTGGCCGCGGCCGCGGTGAATGTGGGCGAGGCGAAACAGTAGGCGCAGGCCACCCGCTCGCCGCTGGCCTTCAGCTCGCCCGTGACCATCCGCACGCCCTCTTCCACGTCCTCGCTCTGGAAGCTGGTATGGACGAAGTCCTCGGGCGTGGGGCGGAGCTGGGCCCAGTGCTCGTTGTCGGCGGGCAGGTACGGGTTGCGGACGGGGTTGTCGGGGTCCGCGGCGGCCATGGCCCGCAGGGAGGTCGGACAGAAAGATGGACGACAGAAAGATCGGGCGGTCATGCATCGCCCTCCTTGACGGAGAAGATTCTGCGGAGTAACCTATTGATAGCTCCAGACTTGGCGTGCGGTTGTTCGCCTGCTCCGGCAGGAACGCCGTGATGACGCCCGGCCTGGAGCATTTTTATTGCGAAGACCTCGTGCAAGTTGAACCACTGGCCGTTGGGGGCCTTGCGGACGATCACAATGCCCGCGTAGTTGTCGCCCTTGAGTTGGATCGGGGCGCCGATGGTCACCACGGTTACGCGGGGATCTTTCTTGGCCGGAGCGCGATCAAGGACCTTGCCGTGTCGGATGATGTCCGGCACAGCCGCAAACGCGGCGTTTTTCTCGGGGCCGGTGCCGTGCGAAATCGAGCGTCGGACGCCCTTGGCGTTGAGAATCACGTCGCCAATCTCGGGGTTCTTGACCCGGCTTTGGCGCGCCGCGGCAAACCGTTGGGCAATCGACTGGATCCACTGCTTGCGGCCCTCGGCATCCGACGGCATCGCCGGTATCTCGTCACCTTTGATCGACGCGACGGGTTTGCCCTCCAGAAACTCGCGGTGCTCCAAGAGCGTGGCGCGGTCCCGTGTCCCTTGTCCCGCGTGTCCGGACTCGCCGGCCTCGCGTTTTCCGGGCTCGCTACGGCCTTGGCCCCCCGATGAGCTGCCTCCGCCCGTGTCTGGAGCGAAAAGCCCCTTGTCGTCGTGCTTGTGGTTGTTGTCGTCCACCACGCCGGCGCGGAGCCGGCGGTGGCGCGGCGATGTGCCGCTGCGGTTCATGCGCGCCAGCACGCGGCGGTGGTAGGCTCGCCAGCGGGCCTTGACCTGCTCGGGCGTCTCGCCCTCTTCTGAACGCGGCTCCCTGGTTTCTGAACCCTGAACCCCGACCCCTGCCCCCTGTGTCGCGCTCTGGTCGCCGCCCTTGCCGCGGGTCAGGTTTCCCAAAATCCACTGCGTATAGGCGTCCTCGCTCATGCTCAACGCGCGGGCGTTTTTGCGGCGCTCGACCGTCCAATCCAGCCCGCGGCGGGCATACACCGCCTGGATGCCCTTGGTGCCCGTGGCGATGCCGTCTTCATCCGCGGTCTGCTCGGCCTCGGGGTCGCTGTACGGCATGCCCACCCACAGGAAGGCGTGCGCGGGGACCTTGCCGCCGTCCTGCGTCTGCCAGCCAAAAACCAGCCGTGCCTCGGCGTACCAGGCTTTGAAGAGCGGATACACCACGCGGTGCGTGGTGTTGGCCTGGCGGACCTCGACGGCCTTCCACGAGGTGATGATGTCCAGCCGGCCGCCGGAGAAGTTGTAGCGGCTGCTGTCGCACTTGGCCACGTTCAGGGCCATCGACACGGGCCGGGCCGCCTCGTTCAGCGTCTCGGTGGCGAACATCTCGTAGGTCTGGTTGGGATGTTTGGCGTCGATCTGCTTGAGGTCGTACTGGTTGGGCGCGACGACCAGGCTGTTGCGGGGGAAGGCCGTGACGCTGTTCTCCTCCGGCGCGAACCCGTCCTCGGCCGGCTGGTCGGTGGTCAAGAAGCCGGTGATGTTGGCCGCGCCCTCTGCCGCGCCGATGGTGGCCTTGCGGAACCGCCGGCGATCGGCGAAAAGCTCCGTGCTGCTTATCATCTCCGGCATGCCGCGGTGCTGATTGGCCCGCTCCGGCGCGAAGAGGTGCAGGACGTACTGCGCGGGCACCGTGTCGAACTTCCAGGTCGGCATGGGAAACACGCCGCCGGGGTGGTACTGCAGGATGTCGTAGTAGGTCGGGTTGCCCCAGGTGTCGAACCACACGCCGTCGATGCGGTAGGGCGTCAGGTACGGCAGCCAGAGCGTGTAGCAGCGGTCGCACTCGAAGGGCTGAATGTCGAGCTGTACCTCGTTTTTCAGGTCCGGATTGGCGCCGATGCGGGCAAACGATTCGCCGTCCACCACGCGGCCATAGACCATCTGCCGGAGCTTGGCGGGCAGGTTGACCGCCTCGCACCACTCCCGCCATTTTTGCTCGACCTGGCCGGCGAAGGACTCGTCCTCATGGTCCACATGCAGCGTCGGGCCGGTGCCCACCTCGTAATCGCAGATCGTGCGGACGATGCCGGTGAGCGTGGGGTTGTTTTGCGTCTCCGTGCGGCTGCGGTTGCGGGCCAGGAGACGGACGCCCGGCGAGTTGGCGGCGTCGGCATCGAGGCCGTCGGCACCGGCCCACTGGGCGGCGTTGTCGCGGCCGGTCTGGGCGATGTCGTAGCGGGCGCGGAGCCTTTTATTTTTTGACGGCGGGGCCGCGGCGGGCGGCGGGCTGCCGAAGAGGAAGGCGCGGATGGCGGGAAAGACGCCCTGCATAGGAGCTTAGGTCTTAGTGCTTAGGTCTTAGTTCGTAGTGCTTGGCCCTAAGCTCCAAGCACTAAGCTCTAAGGTCTTCACCCGGAGGTGTTCCCCTCCCGGCGGATGATCCGCAGGCCGGAGCGGCCGCGGCGGGCGGCCCGCTTGGAGGCCAGGTAGCGGTCGGCCGCGATCTGGCTCTCCAGGCTGTGGGAGGACTGCGAGCCGGCCGGGCTGGAGACGTTTTGGGCGCTGGTCGCGTTCTCGGCGATGGCGTGCGAGAGGTCGTGTTCGTGCGACTCCATAGGGGAAACCTATCCCGCATTTTGCCCCCAGGCGGCCTCCGCGCAGGCAATTGCTAGATCTGGCAATTGGGGAAAATGGACTAAAGATCGAGCCGGAGCCGAGGCGCCGGTTCACGGCCGCGGATCGGCATGCCGTGGGCGTGTTGGAGCAGAAACGGCCGTTTTTTGACCGCCCGCTGCAGCCGCATGATGCGATAACCCTCGGGCTCGGCAGGAGCCGCAGCGGGTAGGAGCCGGTCTGCCGGGTCCGACGTGTCCGCCGTGGCGGCAATGGGCGTGTAGCTGGTGGGTTCGTGCATGGTTCAGGGTCCAGGATTCAGGATGGGGGAAAAGAAAATCAGGCGGACTCGGGCGAGTCTACAATTGGAGACTTCTCCCCTTCTTCCCTTCGCCCTTCTTCCCTTCGCCGTTCTTCCCTGGGGCTGGGGCCGAAGATGCGATCCCAGTTGGCCGCGAACTCCTCGCGGCTGATGGCCATGGCCGGGGTTTGTCGCCTTTACCGTTCATTGGTCTGCCTGTGGTCTTTCTGTCCGCAAGGAGGAAGCCCGGAGTCGAACCGGGATCTCCGGACTGTGAAGGGTCCGGTAAGCTGCCGTTACGCCACTTCCTCGGTTTCCAGCCTGTCGGGCACCGCCGGCGGCACCGTCTCGCTCTCGGCGTAATTGCACAATCGGCACTGCCGCAGCCGGCGGCGGCCCATGCTGGCCGTCCGATAGCTGTTGGTGGCCAGGAAGGCATGTTCTTTCTCGCAGCGCGGGCAGGTGGTCTGCCCGCGGCCGCCGCCGGAGAGCAGCTCGGCGATGGGTTTGGTGGGCCGGGTCATGATCGCTCTTTCGGGCCGGTCAGGAATGCGACGGTGACCAGGTTGGCCTGGTCCAGTTCCAGGGAGAGCGTGACGCCGCGGAGCCGCTGGACGGGGCGGCCGTCGATCGTACACGTGAAGCCCTCGCCGTGCCGATCGGCTTCGATCAGCACGTTGCCGGCGCGGGCGATGATCGAGGGCGCGAGGTAGGCGGCCCGGGCCGGTTTGTTCTTGGTACTGTTCATTTGTTACCCTTTCATGAGTTCGCCGATCGGGCGGCGCTTCCTGCCCGTCCGGCGCGTCGGCTCTTGTGCCCCGGTCAACTCGGCCCCCAACATGGACGCGCCGACGGCGCAGCCCACCAGGCCATCTAGACCCTCGTTCTCGCGGCCGGGGATCTGCTTCCACTCGACCACCTTGCGATCGTCGGTCTTGTTCTCTACTTCCTTGGGCAGTTCCGCGGTCAAATGGTCCGAGAGGAGCTGGTGATCGGTCCGCCGATCGCCGTACAGCGTCAGGCTGCCGGGCAAGAGTCGATCGACCAGGAACTGCTTGTGCAAAAAGCTCTTGAAATGGTTGGTGTCGATCTGGACTTCGCGGAGGCTCTTGCGGTCCTTCGGCTCGGGGGCCCGCCAGTGCCAGCCTACGACGTCGCCCTCTTTGGCTTTGTAGGCCGAGAAAGGCTTCTTGGTGGCCCCGATGCCCACGCCGAAGCTGGGCATGACGATCGGGAGCTTTTCCTTGGGCTGTTTGAGGCGGCCGATGGCGGCACATACGACGTCGCCCAGGTCGCCCGTGTCGCACAAGACCCGTTTGAGGCGGAATTCGTCGCCCTCGGCGTTGGTCCAGGTTCTGCCCGTCAGCTCGGGCAGGAACGTATCCAGGGCGGCGGCCAGCATGGTGGCCTCGTTGGCGCCGGCCAGGGCCGGCCGGCGACCCGGAGTACCGGGTACCCCGGCAAAATAGCTGGCGATCGTGGGGTTGGCATCGTCCTTGGAGTAGTAGCGGCGGCGCTGTTGGGGAAATGCCCCGTATTCGATCACGCTGCCGGTGAAGTCTTTCGACCAAGCACCGATCACGTAATATAAATACGCCTTGCCGGCGTCGATGAAGGCGGTCAAGTACTCGGCGCCCGGCGGCACGACGCCCGCGGGGAGTCCGCTGGTCTTGCGGGCGATCTCATCGGCCGGGAGCATCAGCCCGGGCGCGACGGTCGTGGCCAGGGGCTTGCACTGGAACTCGGCCCAAAAGGCCTGGCGGCTGCGGTAGTAGAGGTCCATGGCGTATTGCAGGACCGAGGCCCGCCCGGAGGTCGGACCCTCGGGCCAGGCCAGCACGGCCCCGGCGTCCATCTCGGCCCGGTGGGCCAAATAGAACGACGTGGCCGCTTGCTTGTCGCCGTCGTTCTTGCGCTCGTCGTCGGCAATCGTGCGGTACTGTTCCCAGAGCGTATCGAGGGCGTCGGGGAACTGGTAAACCATCGGGGCCGTCTCGCCGCGCCACTCCGGTTTTTGGTCGCGGGAGAGGTAGATACAGGCCAGGTCCCCGTCGTAGATGGGCGTGACGGCCATCACGGCCGTGATGGGCACGTCGTGGCCGGCCAGCCCGAGGACGTCGCCATCGATCGTCTGCACGCGGTCCTCGGTGGCCGTGAGCGATTTGGCGGAGCGGCGGGTCTGCACGTCGTCAAGCAAAACGAAATCGGGCCGCAGGATGGTGCCGTCGGCGGTCCGCTGGTTGAGCCCCTTGATGGCCCCGGTGATGGCGCGGGTGACAAGGATCGCGCCGCCGACCTTGGATGGCGGCACCGCGGCGAATACCACCTGGTCCGGGGCCCAGACGATGCCGGTGGGCTGGCCGGCCCAGATCTGCCGGCGGGCCAAGCGGCCGTCGTTGAGCGTGCGGGCGCAGGGGTAGCAGATCTCGGGGAAGTCGGCCGCCAGCAGCTCGTTGGACCAGAGTTCGTCTTTCTGCTGGCGCATGATGCGGCCCGCGTCCCGGGCCGTGGCGGCGATCACCACGCCGAAGCGGCGGAGGCCGTACATCGTGGCGTGCAGCATGGACCGCGAAAAGATGGCCGTTTTGCCCCCGCCGCGGAACAAGGCCCGGGCGTAGAGGCCGCCCTCGGTCTCGGCCTCCTGGAGGCGGCCGATCATCCGCTGATGGTCGCGGCAGAAGGGGCTCGGGAAGGCCCGCGGGAAGTAGGTGCGGAGGTAGCGCTCGAGGTCCTGCCGGCAGGCCTCGCGGCGCTGGGAGTCTTGCGGGTCGCCAGGATAAGCGGCGGCGATGTCGCGATCCTCGGCGCTCCGCGCGGCATTCCGCCGGCGCTCCGTTTCGGCGTGCGAGGGCCGGCCGGTAGCAGTCTTCCTGCGTTTTGCGGACAGAAGTCCCACCGCGTTATCCCTTGAGCTTGTCGAGCCACTGGCGCATGGCAATCTGGCTTTTGCGGGCGATGGTCAGGTAGGGGTTTTCTTGGGCGAACCCTTGCGCCGACTTGATCACCGGCCCTAACTCGGCGACCTTCTTCTCGGCGGCCACCCAGCGACTCCAGGCCGTCGCATAGGCGGCCAGAGCGTCGGCCGTACCCTGGTCCATGTCGCCGCGGCGCTCCAACACGGGGCAGAGCTCGGCCCACTTGCGGCGGGCCTCGTCGTCGAGGTGTTCGGGTACCAGGCGGCGAAAGCGTTTGCCCATGGGCGGTTGTTTCTATTCCTCAACGCGCGACAGGAGTTCGTCGAGGACGGACCGATAGAAGGCCAACAGGCCGCCGTCGTTCGTGAGGGCCGATTGTTCGAGGTTGCCGGCGCTGCGGAGGTTGGCCGAGGTTTCAATCACGTAGGCGTCGCCGGTCGTCGTCTCGATGAGGAGAATTTTGGCGTGTGTGCGGAAGCTGGCCACGCGGGCGCCGCGGTGGACGAGCTGGGCGGTCTGCCGTTCGCACGCGCCGCGTTCGATGCTCTTGAAGTAGCACGAATAGCAGAGGTCGAGCGCGCGGACCTGGCCGGAGTCGAGCATTTCGCACAGGTCGGCGATGTTGTCGGCGGAAAAGGAGAGCGTGAAGATCCCGAGGTAGCCGATCGCGGCCGGCGCGATCGCGGCGGAGACCGCGGGGATGTGGTGCCAACTCTTGTAGCTGCCGTCGCACACGATATGCACCGTTTCGCCCGCGGTCGGCAGTCGGCCAATCGCGGTGGCCGCGTCCGTTTGCTGGCGAAGGTCGAGCGTGCGGCGGCGCAGCGTCCGCGTGTGATGGCTCCGCGAGGTGGAGAGCTTGCGGCGGGCATCGCTCTGCACGCCGTCGAGCGGATCGAAGACGGGGCGAATCGCGTCGAGGTCGAGCATCGACAGATCGGCGTCCCACGGTTTCATCGTTGCCAACCAACTCAAACAATCTGGCCTTTAGCCGGGGCACCGGTCACCGGGGAAAAGCGGCGGGAAGTACCTGCGACCGGGGGGGTGGGTGCTGTCACCAGCGGACGTCCACGTGGAAGTTGCAGTAGAACTCTTGGTCGCCGACGGTGAACACGACCGCTACGAGATAATGTCCCGCCTGCGGGAACGGCTGGCCGAGCGCCGGGCTCGGGCGGAAACGAAAGTTCCAGTTGGCGGCCTCGCCGTCGGTCTGGAGCGTGTCGTACAGCACGCTGGCCGGCGTCAGCGATACGCCCGTGTGGCCCGGCACTGCCGTGGCGTCGTGGTGACCGTGCGAGGCGTAGATCGTGTAGGCGATCGATGCGGTGGCTGCCACTGTGGCGTACTCTCCGCTGTAGGAGACGCAGGCCGACAGATCGAGTGTCTGGCCCGGAGGGATTGGGCCGCAGGGGATCGGGGCCAGGTTCGCGCCGGCCGTGGGACCGACGGCCCCGCCCGTGCCCGTCAGCGTGCGTCGCGCGGCCGACCAGACGGCCGCCGCGTCCACTTCGGGCAGGGCCAGTAGCGTGGCCTGGCGGGCCGGCAGGTGCCAACTGCCCATCGGCACCCCCTCAGCGCCGCCCTGGGCTGTGTACGGACCGAGCAGCGAGGCTCCTTCTTCCGTCTGCCAATAGTCCTCCGGCGGGCTGGCCGTGATCGTGATTGTCCAGCGAAGACGGTCCTCTGTTCGTCTGATCAAGGCCGACGGCGCGATCAATGTCGCGAGCCGGGCGAACAGGTCCTGATCGAGATCCAATAGGCGGTAATGGCCGTCTGCCGCCGTCCCGCCACTGACGTCGAGACCATCCATCTTCAGGGCAAGGAGGTTCAGATTCGTGAGAATGTCGTCGGCGTCGATCGCGGCGAAGGCCAGGACCGTGTCCGGATGCTGAGCGGAATAGATTTTCACGCCGCCCGTAAAATTGGAAAGGAGCCACAAGGGCAGGTGGTAATTGCCTCCGCCGATCTCGACGCAGGCGTCCTCGACCGGATCGCCGTAGGGGTCGCCGGCGACATCGGTGAGCTGATACACGAGGTCGGTTAGCCCGGCCTTGGAGGGGCCGAGTACGATAGCGATGCCACGATTCACTGCTCTTCTCCTAGGCCGGCATGCTGATCATCAGCGTGCCGCCGTTGTCCCACACCTGGCCGTAGTTCTGAGGGTCGCTGGTCGGGATGGACAGCAGGGAGATCAGGTCCGATCTGCTTACCGAGGAGATGCCCCCCGCTCCGTTGCTCTTCACGATCCCGTCGACCGCGCCGACTACCGGGTCAGTTTCACTCAAACCAGTCAGCCCGCTGCCGTCCCCCGTCAGGCGGTAACCATACGCCGCGTCGAACCAATAAGCGCATGAGGCGTCGTTGGCGCCGCCCCAATCCAGGATCGCGACTAACGTCTCGGCGACGGAGCAGGCGAACAGCCGGCGGTACGAGACGTCCATGACTTCGTAATTCGCGGCATCCACGAACACGCACGCGTCGCCGAGGTGCAGCCCGTAGGCGTCTATGCTCAGCACTCTGCTGCCGCCGTTGATGCTCGAGACGTTGACGGCCGTCAGCCCCGAGCCGTCGCCGGTCAGGCGCCAACCGTTCGCCGCGTCGAACCAGTAGACCCCCGGATTGCTGTCGTTCTGGCCGGACCAGTTCAGCACGATGACGCTCGTCGGATTGCCGTCAGGGTCGGTGATCGTTTCCAGCGTCCGGTTCTGCCACTGGACCGTCACGCCGGATACGTCGGAACTCTCGCCGAAGAGGGCCTCTAGCTGCCGGCCGTCCAGGCTCACCGACGCCTGGGCAGTCGAATCGAGGAAAGTGCCCGCGGTCGGGTTCGACGGATGCAGGCCGGTCTCGTCGATCGTCAGCGTGTTGTCGCCGTCGGTGATGTGGTCGCCGGCCGATGGGGGCGCGTTCATCCACTTCCCGCTCTCCGAGTCATACTGCAACACGTCGCCGCCGCTGGGCGAGGTGATGAGCACGTCGGCCTGGTCCGCGAGTTGATCGACGATACGGATGGCGAGCATGGTACGTCCTCAGGAAAAAGATGTTTTGGCAGCGGTCATTTGGTCCAGGTCTTGGCCAGCAGCGTCAGCACGCCGGCCCAGGCCAGCCCCAAACCGGCCCGAAAACGCTCGCGGGAGCTGAGCAGGCTGCGGACGTGCGATTTCATCCCCGGGGCATCGTCCTCGCCCGGCACGCCGTACAGCTCCCTGTCGTGCCGCTCCACGGTCGTCTTCAGGTCGCCCAGGCGGTCCAGGACCGTGGCGTGGTAGCCGGCCACGGTCGTATTCAGCGCGTCGAGTCGTTCGTCGGTGGTCATGGTCGTAGGGCTTAGATCTTAGGTCTTAGGTCTTAGATCTTAGGTCTTGGCGACGAGCGCCAGGCCCGCTGCCTTCACCATCTCGGGCTGGGCCGTAGCCAGATCGGTTATCGCCTTCAGGATGCGAGGGCGATCGGCGTCGCGGGCGAGGCGCTCGGCGAGCTGGATGTAGAAGTTTTCCTCCAGCATCGCCATGGCTGCCGTGGGGTCGAGCATCGTTTGCACCAGGTGCTTGAACTCGCCCCATGCCCCGGAAAAGTCCTTGATGGCAAGGGCCTCGGCCAGCTTGGCCAGGTGCTTGAAGCCCAGCTTGACCAGCTCGGCGGACAAGGCGATGAGCATGCGCTGCTTGGCTTCCCACTTCGTGTCGACGCGGAAAAGCCACTTGACGACGAATACGGACAGCACGCCGGACAGGCCGACGATCACCAGGTAGGCGGTCGTGAGAGCAGTAAACTCGAACATGGTGTACTCCAGATTGATGGTTTGCGGTTGGACGATGGCACGGATCAGACGGCCGCGGCCTCACGACGGAAGGCGACGATGAGCGACACGACGCCGGCGAGGATCACCACGACAATAGCCAGCGGCCAGGGGAATTGCGGCTCGGGCTTTGGGGGCGAGGGCTTGGGCGGCTCGGGCAGCGGCAGATTCTGCGGCAGGTTCACGTTGACGTCGACCGGATCGATATGCACCTGTTGCGGCCCGGGCTGGGGTTTCGGCGGCCCGCATTTTCCGTCCGGACAGAGCCGATCACACAGCTTGCCCTTGATATCCTTCCAGGCCGCGGCCGTCTTGGGGACGTTCTCGCCGGCGGCAGCGTACACGAGCTTGCCATTGGGCTCCTGGGCCGAGACGGCGGGCAGCGTCGGGTACCAGGGGCGGAGCCGCTGGCCGTACTGGCGGCTCGATTGGCAGTAGGCATTGACCACGAGGCACGGCCGCAAGCCGTCCAGCGCGGCCACGGCCTGCGCTTCGCTGGGCC